TCGTCTATCACTGCGCCACCCCAATGGTTGCCCATCACATCTCCAATGGCATGTACGGACTTATCCTCGTTGAACCTGAAGAAGGTCTGGCTCCTGTAGACCGCGAGTTCTACGTGATGCAGGGTGACATCTACACCACCGGCGCATTCGGCGATCATGGCAAGCAAACCACCGACATCACCAAACTGCTCAACGAAGACCCTGAATATGTCGTCTTCAATGGCGCAGTCGGCGCGCTAACCGAACAGAAACCACTGCGTGCCAACGTAGGCGAAACTGTGCGCATCTTCTTCGGTGTCGGCGGACCCAACCTGACCTCATCCTTCCACGTCATCGGCGAAATCTTCGACCGCGTGTACGACCAAGCCTCCCTCACGTCCGCACCGCTCACCGACGTGCAAACCACCCTCGTCCCGCCCGGAGGCGCAACCATGGTCGAGTTCAAGCTCGAAGTCCCCGGCAACTACATCCTTGTTGACCACGCCCTCTCCAGACTCCAACGCGGTTTGGCTGGCTACCTGATCGTTGAAGGAGATGACAACCCCGAAATCTTCAACGGCACCATCCAACCCGGCAGCGGGCACTAAAAAACAGTACTGATAGGAAAAGCCCTGTCGCAAATTGACAGGGCTTTTCCGTTTATAATTTTAGGATGAAAAAAAGCACGCCTCTTTACTTAACGTTTAGCCTGATTCTGCTTCTTACAGTTGGTTGCTCGCTCAAAGCGACTCCCAGCGCCGATACACAAATCCAGCAGGCGGTTGCCGCCACCCTCGCCGCCATGCCCCAGGCGACGGTTCCGCCCGCAGCGACGCCCTACCCATCCCCCACACCATTCAGCCTTGCGGGCTTGTTCTGTGAATATCAATTCTGTATCGGGCATCCCATTGAAATGGCATTCTTCGACGTAAGCGCCCAGCAAAATCCCGCCGCACCCAGCTCCTACGGACAGGGTATACTCGCCGCCTTCAACGCCAATCTCTTTATCCAAGTCATGTGGCAGACCGCGCCCGGCACCTCCGACCCGAAATTCCTGCTCGATACCATCATCGACCCGCAAGTTGACACCCGCGAAGGCACCATGGATGTGATGCTCCTGCGTAACATGAACACGATGTACACCCAGATCGCCTCGGGAGCAACCCCCGTCCTGCCATATGGCGGAGCAGGCGCCTGGGTCTGTGGTGACCGTGTCTTCGCATGGAAGGTGTACACTCCCAATGCCGAAGCAGCCCGTCCCTTATTTGATGCTGCGCTGGACCGCTTCACCTGCGGAAAATAACCTTCAAGGAGAAATCAAATGTCAGACGAAGAGATCACCCGCCTCCGCGTCCGCGTGGCAGAATTGGACGACCGCATCGAGTTTTTATACAAAAAACTTGGTATTGAGTATATCGAAAATCCCCGCATGGCAAATGCAAAACTAATTGAATTGATCAAACAAGGCAACAAAATCGAAGCCATCAAAGTTCATCGCGAGTTGTACAACACAGGGCTGGCGGAAGCCAAATCGGCAATTGACGATCTCGAATCAAAACTTGGGTTATAAAAATCGCCCGGTCAAATTGACCGGGCGATTTTTTTACTTCTTATATCCATGCGGATGGGTCGTGTGCCACTCCCATGCGCTGGAAAGAATATCCTGCAAATTGGTGAACTGCGGATTCCAACCCAGTTCGCTTTTTATTTTATCTGGCGAAGCCACCAAACGGGCAGAGTCACCGGGGCGGCGCGGCGCTTCGATCACAGGGATGGCATGCCCTGTCACCTTGCGCGCCGTTTCGATCACCTCACGGACAGAGAAGCCATTGCCGCTGCCCACGTTATAGATCATTTTGTCGCGCGTTTCCAGAGCATTTAAGGCAAGAATATGCGCAGAGACCAGATCCGCAATATGAATGTAATCGCGGATGCAAGTGCCGTCAGGCGTGGGGTAATCTATGCCAAAGATGGTCGCCGATTCTGCCTGCCCCAGCGCGATCTGCAACACGCGTGGAATCAAATGTGACTCAGGCTGGTGCGCCTCACCGCGTCCGGGCAAAGCTCCGCACGCGTTGAAATAGCGTAGCACTGCAAAATGCAAACCGTAAATACTGCGATACCACTCCAACGCCTGTTCGGTCATCAACTTGGTGTGCCCGTATACGTTGGTCGGCCCAATTGGAGAATCCTCAGTGATCGGCTCCTCGCTGGATCGATACACCGCTGCCGTGGAGGAAAAGACCAATTTCTTCACTCCCGCCCTTACCGCCGTCTCCATCAATTGCAGGGAGTTGGTAAAGTTATTGCGAAAGAACTTGCCGGGGTCTTTCATACTCTCGCCCGCTTCGATAAACGCAGCAAAGTGCATCACAGCATCATATTTTTTTGATGTCAACGCCTCCGCCAGCGCATGGCTATCATCCAATGTAGCATGGATGAAATGCGCCTCCGCCGGGACTGCAGCCCGGTGCCCGGTCACCAGAGAGTCATATACGGTGACGGAGTGTCCCGCTTTGATCAAGGCCTCAGCAGTGGCGGAACCAATGTAGCCCGCTCCACCGGTAACAAAGATATTCATGAAAACTCCTGTTTCTATTTTTGAAAATTATATCTTACTCAACATCTGCTTCATTCCATGCCTCTGTATACCAACGCAGGTACTCTTCAACATGAGCGCCCCAATAAGCTTCCGAATGGCTGCCGGCATAGAAATGAAATTCATGAAAGTAACGATTGCGGGTGAGCATCTCTTCCAGAAATAGGATGCTTACCAATTCACTGTCTGCATCTCCCACATCCAGCCACAAGCGCGGACGCAAATCTTCGGGGATGCTTCTGATCACTCGTTCGACAGCGGGGGCGTTATCTTTGAACACAGCAGGGGAATGCAGTCCCAACGAACCAAACAAATCGGTGTGTTCAAAGCCAAGTTTTACCGTCCAACCGCCGCCGCGGGAAAGCCCCCCAAGAGAGCGATGGTCACGGTCTGCGATGGTACGATAGTTTTCATCCACATAAGGGATGAGGACATTGATCAGTCGATCTCCAAAGCCCGGGCCAGGCTGAGAATTCCAGTAGCGGTCATCCGGGAAAACGACAATAAATGGCACGCTCACGCCAGAGTGGATCAGACGATCTGCGCCTTGGGGAACCCCAAGGCGCACCCACTGATCTTGTGTAAACGTTTGACCATGCAAAAGATAAAGAACGGGATAGCGCTGGTCGGGTAATTCAGTGTAGCAGGGCGGCAGATAGATAAGGAATTGTTGCGGTGGTTTGGTGGTGGAGACTTCGCCGCCTGTCACCGTACCAGGCTGGGTTAGGCAGGCTAAGGGGATGGCTGTGGCCGTCGGCGGGACGGGGCTGGGAGTGACAGTCACTGTTGGAGCGGGCGGGGGAACGGTCACTGTAGCAGTGGAGGGAATGTCTGTTGGGGTGGAACAGGCTGAAAGTCCAAAGAGAAGCGCGAGCAGAGTTGCATGGATAATTGCTTGACGGGTACTCATCCTTCGCATTATACTCGGCAGGCTTAGATGACATCGGGGCGTGGCGCAGTCCGGCTAGCGCGCTTGCTTTGGGAGCAAGAGGCCGAAGGTTCGAATCCTTTCGCCCCGACTAAAACAGCCTTTTTTAATGTAATTCTCATTTTAGAAAATGGCTCACATACATCGCTCTTGGAGAGAGCGAGAATGCGTATCAGTGACTTACGTCCCTGCGCATTTTCGCTTTTTCGATTCTAGGAGTTGATTATGAAAAGACAGCCGCTTCTAAAGCACACGCAGATCATTCGCCTCTCTCGCATCTTGGACATGATGTATAAGCCCAAGGAACTGGCCAGCGAGATCGGTGTCACCCTCGACACCCTGTATCGCTCATACCTTCCTGCTGGGCTGCCACACATCCAGGATCGCCAGGGCATTTGGATTCACGGTCCTGCCTTTGTTGCATGGGCAAAGATGACCATTGTCAAAAACCGCCGCAAACGAACACCCCTCCCAGATGGGTATGCTTGGTGCATGAAGTGCAATCAAGCGGTCGCCATGACAAACCCCAAACTCAAATACACCAATCTCTATATTGAGATCATGCAATCCAAATGCCCACACTGTAAATGCCTCGTAAATCGAGCGCAGCGCAAACAATCTGAAGCGGGAGGTGTATCATGATTTACCGTCAAAATTGGCTTGATGTCCGTGAGTGGCTGCACCACCAGGAACACGTGCAAGGTCGACACGAGAAGACCATCCGCAAGAATTGGATGTACCTTCGTCACTTGATCGAGTGGGCAGATGAGACTCCCCTGCACCAAGCACATAAAATATTCCCTTCGTTTCCTACCTACTTGCAAACCGCACGGAATGACGGTAAGGGACGAGGACTCAGCTATATCACCATCTACAAAGCGCTCAGCACCACGCGCATGTATTTTGAATTTGCCCTCAAACACTGGCCACGTTACCAAAAGCTGAACGCGGGCTGGATCGATCTCCTCGTTCCCAATCGGGACAGCAAACCCCAGCCCAGCCTCGAAGAGCATAAGTATTACGCATTGGAGGAAGTGCGAGCGATCGCCACCGTTTCTGCAGCAACGCTCCGCGAAGAACGCGCCAAAGCAGCTGCGTGCATGCTCTACCTGTCAGGCATGCGGGCGGATACCTTCGCCTCCCTGCCACGGCAGTGTGTGGATCTGCCCAACATGCGCATTTATCAAGTGCCGAGCATGGGTCCTCGCACCAAGAACAACAAAGCCGCGATCACCTACCTGCTCAATATTCCCGACCTGTTGAGCATTGTGCAGCAATGGGATGGCAGACTCCGCCAGCTGGGGTTTGCACCATCGGCATTATGGTATGCCCCTCTCAATCATGACGGCATGTCCGTCTACGAATCCGCTACCGCGATCAAGGAACGCAGTGGCGCCATTCGTGACGATATCATCTTGATCTGCAAAAAGGCAGGCATTCGTTACCTGTCCCCTCACCGCTTCCGGCACGGGCATATCGTCTATGCTCGCAGCCATGCTCGCACCCAGGAAGAGGTGAAAGCTGTGTCGCAGAACGTGATGCATGCCAACACCATTATCACGGACCAGGTCTACGGTGGGCTCACGAGCAATCAGGTTCGCAATGTCATCACGAGCCTGGGTGCCTCAAACACAGACTTGGATAAGACTGAAATACTTCGCCTGATCGATGCTCTGAAAGCTCAGCTCTCTTGATTAAAAGCACAGCCCTGTTTGCCCCCGACGGAGCAAACAGGGCTGCAAAATTGCGTCGTTTCTACATAAACATCAAGAAATTAGAAGCGTTGGTTTCTTCCGCTGGTTTTACCGATACTGCTCCAATGTGCCAACCATTAGATGTGTTCAAAGAACGAGACATGGTAACTGTACCTGCCCCGTCTTCCTTTGTTATAGAGGTGGCAAAACCTCCCCCAAGCGTTTCGTTATAAACAGATGATAGGGTTGTTTGACCAGAACCCGTAGTCATTGAAACTCCACCCGCACCCCTATAGGTTTGAGCAATATCTAACACTAACTCTCCCACATCACTTGTTACGTTTATAGTGGGTGTCGTACTGCTTCCGTTTGCCGATACGAAACTTCTTTCTGGAGTCGTCTGATGTACTCCATATACTGCAACCGCGAATAACCCTAACGCAAAAGAGCCATGATTTCCCAAAGAAGCAAAAGCCAAAGTGTTACTTCCAGTGGAAGGATTCACCAACCTGTGTATTCCGACTTCAGCTTTAGTTCCACTAAGTTTTGTTAGACCAACTCCATTATAGGTTACGGTGGCAGAGCTAATACCCGCTGTGGAAGCCAAAAAGACATATAGGGCTATATTGCTTCCAGCCGCGACATTATATGCAACACTGTAGGTTGAAGAAGAAGACCCCGTTCTATCCCAAGCTGACGCTCCGCTCGTTGTAATAGGCATTTAAGCCTCCTGTGCCGAAGCCACACAACCCCATTTGGAAGTTACTGTGTCATAAATAAACCCAACCGTCAGCACCTTGCCAAGTACTGTTGTGGTTGGCAAGGCAACTCCCTTGGCTTCGAAGGATGCTCCCCATGTGATTGCCCGAGCCGTGCCGTTATCCTTGATGCGGATAATTAACTTCTGGAAGTCTACCGGCGTTCCAGATAGATTTGTTGTCATGCTCGTGATCGCAGTGGCAAGTGCTGTGATGCTATGAGCATCCACATTGTCGGTGTTTATTGTAGGTGTTGCAGACGAAGCCTCCGTGGAGACTCGTGGATCGATCCGTTTGTTAGTCAGTGTCTGAGTGTCTGATGTCCCAACCGCCGCACCGCTGGGTGCAGTTTTGCCTGCCCAAGCGTCAAGGTCTGCATCATACGCCTGCACATTCGTGCCAATGACCAGTCCCAGCAGGGTGCGTATGGCAGCATAATCCGCGGCCTGAAGCATCGAGAAAACATTTGCACTGGATGTGATCTCTTCGAACGCGCCAGAGCCGCCAGTCACTCGGCCGAGTAATTGGTATTGAGCCGTGGCAGATACCAATTTTGCAAGGGTTACAGCTGCGTCGTTGATCTTATCCGTAGTCACGGCGTTCGCATCAATCACCCAAGTTTCGCCGCCATCAGATACGACGATATCGCCCTTGTCTCCGTCTGCGATCGACGCGCCTGGGACGGATACCTGCGTGCCGCCTGCTTCGTTGGTGACTTCTACACCTGCACCTACAAAATTCAGGTTGGTTCTCTGCGGAAGAGATACTCCCTCATCCTGGATAACATGGCCATTCACATCTCCCGTCCCTGTAGGCACAGAAAAATCGCCCTCCCCATTTAGGAATTCAGACGCTATGCCGCTGTAGTTCGGCGAATCGCCTTCCAGCACTACAATCCGATCTTCGTGATCGGTAAGTTGGACATCCAGTTCTCCAAGCGGGCCATTGATCGTTGCTGCGTTGGCTGGTTGCTTCGGGCTGGATGGAATAGGGGTGTGGTAATTGCTCGTCATGGTTAGTCTCCACAAACATACAGCACGTCACCGGGCTGCAGGTCGGCAATGTAGTTGGTCGCGTGGCCAGACTCGGCGTATACCTCGATGCCCACACGTACGTCGATCCGCTCGCAATCCTCCGATGACGTGCATGCGATAAAAGCAAGCGCCAAAGTTACGAGCACAATAAGCAACAAAATTTTATTTTTCATCCGAGCTCCTTTTACGAATACGCTACAGCTTGCACCACACCACGGACCGTGATCTGCGCTTCGATACGTGCTGTCTTGGCAACCGCGGTTGTTATCGCGATCTCATTGTTTTCCTGGTTTGGTCTGAAGACCGCATCCACCAGCTCGTCGGTAATATCCAACTCGTACCAACCACCGCTGATGCTGATCACCGCAGCATTCAGGTCTGCGCCACCATTCAGTTTGATCACGAGATTGGCCAATGCCAGTGTATTGGCGCCGCTCTCCTCATAGATTCCGTATTGCATGGAGATGTTCGGTGTCAACGAATGACTGTGATCTGGAGTGGAGTGGGTATGATTTGGCACAGACACATTATGTGTGTGGTTAGTCGAGTTGTTTTGCACTGCTGCTCCAAGCGTGCCGCTGAAGCCACCAGTAGCCACAAGCGCACCAAGCGAACTAATCCCAAGATCATATAAAATCGTACCCGCATTGACGCTGATACCATGCGAATGATTTGTATTTTCTGTGCCTGATGTTGGTGTCGACGCCCCGCCGCTACCGCTGGTGGATCCTCCGCCGCTGGAAGTGGTGGTGGATGATCCTGCCACCGACTTAACTGTGCTTCGAAGCGGTTGAATGCGAAAACGCAACACTGCCCGCTGAATGGACGTGTACTCATCCCCCAACCAAAAGCGGAAGGAAGCACCCTTGAGGTTGTCCAGCTCGTCGCGATAGGTGAACGTGTCCACACTGGCACCCAGTTGCTGATGAGCGGACAGCACCTTGGCGTTTATAGCCTGCTGCGCGAGATAGTCGCTGTCTGTCATCGGCATGCGGTCAATAGTCGATATCACCACCGACGTGGTCGAAATGCCCTCCGCTGTAATCTCCCGCTCCGCCTGGACGATGTTATAGGTTCCGTCCAGGTCATAAACGACTGTGCCATCGACAAGCGATCGATACACCACCCGCAGGGTCGTGCCAGGCTCGAGGATCTGTCCGACTTTGGCAAGCCCCACACGGTAAAACTTTTGCGGCGTGCCATAACGACGCAGATATTCCACGGACGCCTTCAGCAGCATATTGGCTGCGGCTTGAATGTCTGCAGTCGTGTTCGAGATGGGTCCAATATTTTTGAGGTCGATCACCTTCTCGATCCGACCATAGGTTATCTCACTGGCATCCCGTTTGACATAGTTGCTCGCCGTGCTCAGGGTGTAGCCTGAAGGAGCGCTGTCCGTGGCTGCTGCTAAGGTCAGCACCACCCCACCATTGCCAGCGCCACGCGGAATGATGCGCGAGAGCAAATCGGCAGCGTCGCTCTCTTCCTCGAGGGAGGAAATCAGCGCGATGTCGTCAACCGTTTCTGCAGCAACAGGGTCGTTGACATGCTGGACAGCACGGACTCCGGACGCGGCAAAGGTCGAGGCGGGTCCAAGCCATTCCACGACACGTCCAGCTCCCAATCGCCAATGCTCACCGATGTGTTCACCAATGCCAATCAGCGCACTGAGCACCGACTCGCCATCGTACCCCGCGTAGACACTGGCCAGTGTCGTGCCGTCCGTGATAGACCACCCGGCCGGAGCGAGCGCCACCACCTGCGTGGGTCCGTTGGTCACGCCTGCACCGCCCACACCGGAGAGATCGAGAGCACCTACTGATCGGTACGCGAGCTCGCGGCCCAGGTCGTTGCCCGACACAGTAATGGTCAGGGTTCCATCTGCCTGGATCGCATGCACAATCTTGTCAATGACGCCGCCTCCGAACGTTTGCAGAGCGCCGTCCCGGTCGATGTATTTGCACACGGCAATCCGTTTTTCGGCCAACGCGGCGAGGTTGGGATCTGCAGAAGAGAGGACAAACGAAAACTCACCACACGCTGAGAGACGCGACGTGTGACGGAACTGCGACGCCCGCAAGGGTCCACGCCCAATGCGGTTGCCTGAGCTGTCTTCGATGTCAACCCAAAAGTTTTTAATCTCCATTAGTACCAGGCCTCGTAGTAGCGAAAGTCGATTGTGGATCCTGTTCCGCCGCCACTAAACGTGACGGTTAGCTCATTCGCACCAAGCTCGAGCGCAAACCATGAGGCAAGATCGGCAGTGGACGACAACGTGAGGTCGTCGTATGCATCGACCCCATTATTGGTGACCTGCATTGTGCCTGTATCGATGACCAACTCATCACCCGCAGCGATCGTGCCACCAAACGTGAGAGTCTCTCCTCCAGTGCGGACGATGCTGATCGAGGTAATGGCAGACGATCCTGCAGTGACACGCAAGGTCACAGCGCGGATGGCAGCCCGGCCAGCATCTGTGTCCACCGAGATGGTGATTGTTTCAGGGGAACTGACCAGGTCATAGGTTTGCCCACTATCAAACGCGAGCCCGCTATCGAAACTCTCTCCATCATCGAAATACCACACCCCGCCAAAATCACCACGCCAGAATGTTTCTTGCGTGACGAAGCGCAAACTTAAATCCTGAATGAATCGGTACTTGGTCTGCTCATAGTGTCGCTCAGCACTTACCTCCACCAGGCGGGCATAGATCCAATGGATATCCCCAGTAGCAGTCACGCGGTAGAGACGGTCGCGCTTGCCACGCAATGCCAGCAGTTGGAAGTACAACGTTTCCAGGTCGGCTTCGGTAGAGCCGCGCAGGCGGATGGACTTCACCCGTTCGACCACGCCAGGGTTTTTTTGTTGGCCGCCAAATTGATCAAGCGCTCCGCCTTCAGGCAAGGCGTGATATGCAATCGGTGTAGTGCCAGAACCAACGTTATCCACCTGGTTATTGTGTACGAGCTCGATATCTCGAAAGCGGGTCAATCTATACATGGCTTAGCTGCCTTTCGCCCTCAGGGCTTTGAGCACGCCATCCTGCGCGGCGACCGCGATCTGCTGCGGTGTGGCATTCGTGCCTGGGATGTTGATGATGATGTCACCGATGCTGACGACTGAACCACCTCCGACTCCGCCTGCACCGGCCACTCCTATCTGTGGAGCAGCAGCCGTGCTGACATCGTCTGCCAGTCCTAGCATCGAGCGCACCAGGTGCTGGCGGACCTTAGGCATGGATTTGTCAAAGCCCTTCCCAATGCCTGTTGGCATGTGCTCACCCACTTCATCAGCGAGATAGTCAGCGGGAGAATGGATCCCTAGCGCATTTTTGACGGAATCAACCATGCTCATAATTGAACTTACAAAATTATCCTTCAGCCACTGCATGTTCTCCTTGATGCCCTGCCAGATGCCAGTGATCAGCGCCTTCCCAGCTGTTTGGAACATCTTAGGCATATCGCTGATCATCCAGTTAAACAATACTTTGATGAGTTGCACGACTGCATCAAAAAGAACGGGGAAATTATCACGAATGCCAAAGACCAGCATCTTGATCAGTTCCATAGCAGCGATCAGCAACATTGGATAAGCCTGTACAAGTGCGTTGAAGATTGCTTCAACAATCTTGGGGATCATCGGCAGTAATACAGGCAGAGCGGCGATCAAGCCGCTCGCAAGGGCAAGGATCAGCTGCAAAGCAGCATCGATGATCATCGGCAGGTTTTCCAGCAACGTCATCACGATCTGCAGGATGACGCCCACAATAGTTGGAATCAGGGTTGGCAGTGCCTGTGTCAGACCATTTGCAAGTGTGATGATTGCCTGCAGCGCAGCATCCACCAAAGCTGGCAATGCTTCCACCAACCCATTGATCAGCGTGAGCAGCAACTCCACGCCCGTGGATATCATCATCGGTAGATTGGTCAGTATCGCATCCACAATGGACATGAGGATAGTAAGCCCCGTCTGCATCAGCTGGGGAGCCTGGGCAGAAATGTCGGTGATGATCGTGGTGACAAGCCCTCCAAGGCCTGTAGCGATCTTGCCGAAGTCACCATCTGCACCACTGACGATGGAGGCAAACTCTTTGACGTATCCGCCAGCTTGGGTAAATAAGGCAGAAACACCTGGCACAAAAGCAGCCGCCAGTGTAGAGACTGTGCCTTGCAGCCCCATCTTCAGACCAGTTAGTTGATCGTTCAATTCAGCCAACGCACTGACATTCTCGCCACTGACAACCGCGCCCATTTCGTGAGCTTCAGCAGAGAGACGTGCAAGTTCGTCTGCTCCGGCTATGATCAGCGGATTGAGTTCCTGAGCCGATTTGCCAAATATCTGCATGGCAATGGCATCACGCTCAGTTGCATTGGATATCTGACCGAGTGCATCGAGCGCATCCGCGAAGATCTCCTCGCTGTCTCTCAGCCTACCGCTGGCATCATAGATATTGACACCGAGACTTTGGAATGCCTCAGCTTGAGCGCCAAGTTCCCCATTGAACTCCTGCCCCTTTGCACTTGCCTCCGCCTGCTTGCGGTTATAGTCCTCGAATTGATCACCTGCGCTGGATACTGCGCGGATCATCTTGGACATTGCGCCAACGATGGTGTCTTGCGTGGTGCCTATCTGCGCACCCGCATAGTCAAGTTCCTGCAGACGCTCTGTGCTGATGCTGGTCTTTTTGGAGAGATCATCCAGTTCGTCTGCAGCGGCAGCAGAAGACAACACCATGCCACCGATCGCTGTAGTGACACCGGCCACCGCCAAGGCCAAACCAGCAACCACAGTGATGGTGCCTTTGATCACTGTTCCAATGCCAGAGACCACATTTCCGAATCTATCTACTTTGCCAGTCGCTTCTTCAGCGTTTTCCCCTGCACTCTCCTCGGCAGTGCTCAACTCATTCAGTGCCTGCTCTGACTGTTGGAGTTCATTCTCCATCTTGCCAAGAGTCTCCACCTGTTTGTTGAGTGCAATCTCTGCTTCCTTAGCAGCCTTGCTATTCTCACCCTGCTCCTGCTTGATCCTCTCAAAGTTTTCACGCAGGGCAGCCACCTTCAACCTCTGCACATCAAGCTTTTCTGTCAGGGACTTAACGCGCAGTTCCAGACCCGAGGCGGACTTCGTCCAATCCCCAAGAGAGGAAGCTGACGCCTTAAAACCGCTTTCAAGACGGCGCATTTCACGATCCGCTTCACGGATGCCTGTCTTGAAATCGGTGGTGTCGATCCCTAACTTGCCAGAGAGTTTTTCAGCAGCTTCGCCCATAGTTTATGCAAAATCGGTGTGGTCACCTGGTACATATTGTTTCGTTTCGCCCTGTGCTTTTTTCCAGTTTGGATATTCCATCAAAAAGTACAGCACGCTCCGAAAATCAGTTAATTCGATTTCACGCAAAGAGCCAAGTTTCCCAGTGTCCAACACCAGGTACTTGATCCTGCGTGCCCAGTTATTTATGGGGCTGACGTCTTCGCGTTCTTCCTGCGATTCACCGCCTGCCCGATCGTAGGGTTTTTTGCCATGATCTTGGACACACTTGTAAATATCTGTTGATATAACGCGAACATATCCTCGATGCTGGCACCACGGTTGAGTTCCTCGACGGTAACGTCATCATCGAAGATGTACACAACAAAATCTGTGAGTTTTTGGATCTGCTCGCGGCTGACGTTGGTTACCTTGCCATCAGCATCCAGTTCGATTGCTTCGAACTCCTCTTGCATATCAACTGCAAGTTCAAGGATGCCCCAGGGCAGGATGGACTGACGCAGCTCGCGCACCAATTCATTTTTTTTGTAGAGGCTTAGAGTGTATGGTGTGAGACTCATGGTTCCTTCCTGTTGTAGCGGGAGCCGCATGCGCAGCTCCCGCCATTAGATTAGGACTCTGTGGTGAAGTTGATCACCGTGCTTGCCAACGCCTGGCCGTGGATATCCACAACATCATGGACGACGACAAGGTAATCGGTAGCGGTGGAGAGATCGGAGGACGGGTTGAGCGTGACAACCTTGCGTGCAGAGTTGATCGTGCGAGCAACTGCCACGGGCGCTTGCGAATCCGCATCGACCAGGACAATGCCTGCCTCACGACCACCAGCCAGGGCATTGCTGAAGGTGAGCACGATATTCGCGCCAACCAATACCCCTGTAGCTCCATCCACCGGGCTCGCAGAGAGTGTGAATGCCGCAGGTGTTCCAGCCACAGGGACCTGCACGGCATCGAACCAACCGCTTGCATTGAAGTTATCCGCATCCTCATCACCATGAACGCGTTTGACACCATCCATCAGGGAGCCATCTCCCTCGAGGTCAAACTGGTATTTGGTTTTGAGTGCGCGGATCTTGAGCGTCTGAGGCTTGAAATTGACTGCATCGCCTTGCGATTGGGCTTCTTCAGATGGCGGCTCGATGCGGCACTTGAGATACCAGCGGTAGCGGTATTTCCCATTTGATTTTTTGAAGCGATAGCCAAGTGCAAAATATGGAGCACGCGAGGGATCAGCATTGTCATAAACGCGCCCGGTCGCAGTATCGTACGTTGCACCTTTAAGCATCGCAACGGTGGACTCTGCGAAGTTGGGGGAGATCAACTCAATCTCCGTTTCGCCTTCAGCAGACACGTTGTCTTCAGGTGCATTGTCTGCATAGAGTGTTTCGCTCGCGGTCGATGGGATCGCCTTTAATTCCATAGCGGGTGCGAGTGATTGCGGCACACCTGCCACATAGCCATTTTCGTCATCCTGAGTGATCAGCGCGATTAACGCTTTATCCACACCGACAACGACTTTCTTTTCTGCTTGATTTGTCATGACTTACTCCTTTGTTTCAAGATAAACATATTCGATCGCCAGTCCGTAGTGATGGGTCTGTGGGTCCTGCGGCAACTGGCGAATATCGCCTTTTTGAAATCCTGCTGCCAGCATGGCTGTATCCACCTTGGTGGTGGATGGGATGCCTGCCTTGTCCCAGAGCGTGATCTGCACGGTATACGAGCGTTCGGTTTCGACATTGTCGGCGTGCTGCTCTGCAGGCGAGCCGATCAACTGATGCACGATGAACGCATTCGGCAGAGTTCCTTTATAGGGTGCCAGGGCATAACTCACAGCAGGGCTTATCGTGCTCAGGGCGGTTTCAACGCGCTCAAAGATCGTTGTCATTTCAAACCGAACCTTTGCATGATGGTCTTCATACCTTCCTTGAGCTTGTTCTTCAACCTATGACCTCGAAAGGTAGGACGTACAAACGGCTCTGCTGCCTGACGCGTGGTGCCGTATTCCTTGTAGGTTGCCTGCGGCGCATCGCTGCCACCCACGGTCGCTTCGACAAACAGGTAATTGCCTTCCTGCTGGACTCCACTGATTTGGATGGTAGATGCTGTCTCGCCGGTGTACTCTTCGGAAGTCTTTCGCAGTTGTGTGACCAATTCCTCTTCGATGAATGGTTGTGTCTCACCGAGCAGTTCTGTGACAGCCTCGTCGACGTTCTCGCCAGCTTCAGCGAACTGTTCCATCCACTCAGCCAAGCCTTTGAATGTCAATTCGCCGCGCATTAGACCGTTCCAGTCACGCGCTCGACTCTTAACACGGTCCAGCGGTTCTTTCCGCGCACGTGGTCGACTGAGAAGATCTTCCACGCCACGCCATCGATCAGCACTTGCCAGGTCGTGAGCACGTCGCTGCGGTAGCGAACAGTTACGGTTGCACTTTGAGTGGATTTCTCCGCATCATTGGCCACGACTTCCTGCCCGTGGTCATAGACCACAAGCGCCCAGACCGTTGGGTTGGTCGCCACGTTGGCGTAGGCTTCCACCTGTCCACCACCACCGCTTTTGCTGATGGTCGGTGACTGGAATGTCACGCGATCACGCATGTCGCCTACTTGAATATTGATATCAGCCATTACGCGCTCACATCATCAGCAGGGTGCTTGAGCACAACCACGTAGAGATTTTCAGAAAGACCACCTTGGGTTTGTTGGATGTGATAATCGGTAGTGAGCACGCTTTCGAACATAGAGGATTGATCGCCCGAAACACCATAGACTCCGATCAACCTGACTACCTCATCGCCTTTGCGTGCGCCTTCCAGGAAAATTCCACCGGCACTACCAGCACCACTAAATTGATATTTTCGATACTTGAGCGCTTCCGCTTCCAACTGCATCAGCGCCCCTCGAACCGTGGCAGGTGCCTGCCCGACCGCGCCTGGATTGTCGTACCAGTGCGTGATCAACATGCCCGCAGCAGTGATTGCAGAGGGATGGATTGTGCTATCTGCTGCCCAATCATGACCGGTTGCAGACAATAAATATTGATCCACCAACGGCAACAACTGAACCATGACAGCATCCGTTGTCTCGGTACGAATAAAGTTTGCGGCCTGTGCAGCAGTCAAAATGTTGGTCATAGGGTCCTTCGGGTACTCCCTGCAGGCAGCCAGTTTGCCCGCAGGGAGTTGGTTTCATCAGGCAGGGAAGGTAAGGGCTGCCTGGGATTCCAGTGTTTCTACAGCAACGGCTTAGCCGAGCAGCGTGGCAATGGCTTCCTGCTTGACGGCTTTGACGCCCCAGGCAAGGGATACTTCAAAGATCACTTCGTGGTAGCCCGCATACATGGAGACCATGAACGAAAGCCCGCTGTACGGATCGGTGATAACTTCGTGTTCACCGAGCGCGCCCTCTTTCGGGAGCTTCGGCAAGCGTGACACCAGATGAAGAGCATTGCGCTCGAAGGCGAAGTTACCGGTGTAGGCGGCACCTACTGCAACCGGGTCATTATTGACCCAAGCGATCTTGTTGCCAGGTTTGCTCAACCCGACGGCATTTGAGGCCAGCGCAGAATCCACCACGTACTTGTTGGTGTCGCGCCCGGTCTTGGTGTTGGTCAGGATATCGCCTGCCAGGATGGTGCCGGAGCCGGTATCCAAAACAAATGACTCCGATCCCGCAGCGTACCCAGCGGTGAGGTTGATCAAATAGCCGGTGCCGGAGCCGGGGGTGTGCGAAACGATCTGACCAGATTCGTGCAGTTTGAAGCCCTGCAAATCGCCAAGACGACCTTCGCGCAAAAGACTCGCATCGCCCGCTTCGTTGACCTTGAAAAGCCCAGACTGAATACCGCGAATCTGAGCGCCCGTGTCGGTGCTGAGCACAAAGTGCATGTCGCTCGTCCATGCGCCGTTCTGGGTAAGGATCTTGCGGATCTGCGCAATGTCGGTCAGGTTATTGGCAGTGGCAAACGGTGTGGTACCAGCCGTGCCATAGGCGCGGGATGCGTTCTGCTTCGCAGCGAGAAAGAGATCGTTTTCGATATCGTTGACGAGGGCGCGGAAGGCTTGCTCAAAGGTTTGCTTTTTAACGTCTTCGTAAATGCCGGAAATCGAAGACTGCTCCTCGCCGCCCCAATGGAAGGGCGCCTTCTTGACTTTGCTGATCGTCATTTCGCCGTAGGTCAAGGTACGACCAGTCGGCTCAGTCGGGACTGCAGCGGGAGCAACATCTTGGAGGGCAATGGTAGGGACGATCGGGTACTGAACGACCTGATCCTTAGCTGCTTGTTCAGCCGCCGCATTCATATACACGGCAGGGATAAAGCCGATCTGCTCGCGCAACACTTTGTTGGCAGCGATCTGAATTTCAGGGATCAACCCAGTTAAGGTATTAGCTGACATTGGTTATCTCCTTTTTATTGGAGTTTGCCGCCGCTTTGGGCGAAGGCAAGACGATCAGCCGGGCTGAGCTTGTTGTATTCAGCACGACTCATCACGCCCTTGGGCTTTGCCTCTTCGGCATTGTCCGGGGATGTGGAGGATGCGGGAACGAAGAGTTTCGCAACATCATTACTGGGTGAATTGGCCTGCACGAGCTTGTCGTACAAAGCTTTTTTCGCCTCATAGTCGGCCTGCAATTGATCCAGCGTTCCTTGCAGAGCCAGCGCTTGTTGCGTTGCTTCTTCAGTACCCAGTGACAAGAGGGCGTTGATTTCAGCTGCTTTCTGCAGCCAGGCATCTTTCGCCGCGTTCATAACATCAAGGGGACCTTTCAAATCGAGCATGATTTACTCCTTTAACAATATAAGTTGGACACGTTCACGCAGGCTCTGCGCCTGGCGTTCTTCCTCCACCTTGGCTGGATCGCTGGATTCCGCGCCAGGCGTAAGATTCACTTGTTCAGCAGACCGTCCGCTTGGTGCTGGGTAGGAGGCGCTGTTCATCTGATTGAACAAACGCTCCACGGTCTGGTCGAGGGTTTCAATGCGATCTGCCATGCCCAATCGAATGGCATGTTGGGCGCCGATCACACGTCCTTCACCATATCCATTGCGGACGTCGTCTGACTTCACGCCGCGATGGCGGGCAACTGCATCAATAAAATTGTCGTAAGACTCACGCACACGAGCCTGAATAAAAGCGAGGGATTCATCAGAGAGGGGTTCATACGGATTGCCTTCGGTCTTGTATTTGCCTTCTTTGATGAAGGTGACCTTGATGCCATCCTGTTCGAGTTTCTTGCTGACATCCTGATGCACGGCAAAGACTCCAACCGAGCCAACTTCTGCATCTGGCGTGACGACGACTTCATCGGCAGCAGTCCCGATCCAATATGCGGCAGATGCCATCAAATGATTTGAAACGGCTACAACGGGTTTTTTGCCACGTGCTTCGAAGATGCGGTTGGCAACATCAGCAATGCCGTTGACCTGACCGCCTGGGCTGTTGATATCCAGCACGATCGCGCCGATGTCAGGATCATCTACCAGTGCAGAAAACTTCGCGCCGAAGCGGTACGCACTGGTTGCGCCAGAGATGTCGGTCATCATGTTTGCACGCGGAAAGATCGTGCCGAACAGCGGCAGGATTGCCACCATTTTGGGAGCGTCTGTTGAAACCATGTTTCGGTCTGCAGGACGTGCAGCTCCGTGGATGCGTACCTGCACTTCTTCTGCGGTCAGTTTTTCGCCACTCACATGGCGGTAAACGATCTCTTCCAAGATTGCCAGCTTGGCAGGCAGAATTGCCCAGGGTGTTTCAGTAAAGGCTTGCAAAATATAAGAACGCATTGGTTACTCCTCTACAGCTGTCTGTTGTTTGGTGATCGGCTGGATATTGCTTGCCATCCAGAACTGGTCGCCTTCGGGATAAGGATTTTCTTCATTCTGGCCGCGGGCTTCATTCGGCGTGGATTGTCCGCTTTGGATTTTGATGCTGTTGATCTCAGCGCGTTCCTTTGCATTCATGCGTAAGAGCGCCTCACGCTTGAATTTGAAATAGGTGCTTGTCTGCTGTTCGCGAGGAAGCCAGCGCACACGTGCAGCTTCTTCCCACGGAACAAGGAACGGGTCGAGCGTGAGGGAAATAAATTCTTGATACTTCTGCTCATTCGAGTTGTAGGCTTCCTTGCCCTTGTTGAGCATGTGGCCGGGCAAGCCGAAGAAGAGCGCGATGTCATCATCGGTGGCAGAGATACTTTCCAACCAGTCCGAATCCTTGGTTTGCAATTCCACGGGGATATATTCTTTGATCTTGTCATCCAGGATGGCAAGGCGAAAAGCATTATCAGATCCACTCATTGCCTCTTCGTAGGAAGAGCGTATCTTTTCACGAATCTCCTTCGAGGCTTCACCTTCAACCTTCATAACTGCCGCAGGCATAAATCCCTGCGAATACATCATGGCTTGAGTCTTATTGGCAGCCATCCTGCGACCGAAGGTCTCGCGTGCAAAAGTCACCACGCCACGTCCCATCCAACCGGTCTCATCGGGGTTGATCAGCAGATGCAGGATTTCGACTCCAGGGATGTAGACAGGTTTCGGCGAACTGGAAAAACGATGCTCATACCAGAGGTTGCCATCCAGATCGAACACAGGGCGGGTCTTGTTCGCGGGCAAAATAAAAACCTGCGAAGGCGCACTCGGCGGATTCCATTGATACGAGTTGCCATGAAAAAGAAGCCATTCAGTAGCAGCCTTCTTCAGCAGAGAGGGCGTCCATCCCCACAGGTTGGGCGAGATCTGCATCAGATACGGCATGTTCCGAGTGACAGGATCAGGCTCAACGTTGGCAATCGAGCCGTCCGCTTTACGCTCGTACATCTTGAACGGCATGATCGCAACCGCATCAGAGATGATGTTCTTGGCACGGTAGGCGGTAGCAATGCACTGTGACGCAAATACCGACACAGTCTCGCCTGATTGCGTCTTGCGCCCCATCGAGGGTTCCCACCCTGTGGTTGGGCTGTTGCGCGTGTCCACTTGGACAGGCTTATTGTTCTTGGTGAGACTCTGTAGAAGAGGCATTATTAACTTCCTTGGCAATCAAAAAGGCGAAGGCGATTAGCAGTATTCCTGCCGTGATCCATGCTGCAGGGATATTGATCTGCGCGACTCCGCAGACAATGCATGCGGCACCCAGTAAGAGCAGCCAATCTGACAGATCGAACTTCACGCGTAGGCTCCGAAGATTTCGACCAGCGGCCCACTCATGGCTTTCAGGCGTTCGGGGTGTGGCACGCTGTTCTTGCAGTCTTCACGCCAAGGGCGGGTATAGAAATCAAGCGGAAATTCGAACATCTCCGAGTGATAGGTCGATGGCGGGCAGTGCTTGACGGGTCCTTGGTAGCAATCCATCCCGCAGAGAATGACAGGGTCACAGCCCATCCACAGCGCGAACCATGCCGCTGTATTGCTCGAGAAAAATCCAGTCCATACGTCAGGGACATCGAACTCCACATCACTGGATGGTTCGGGGCTGACGTGTATCGCTTTGTGTTCTTGCACTGCCAGCACCTGCAAGGGGTTTGTCCCCGGCCGGTCGTTGTAGACCATATACATGGGTGGATGATCGGGCGGGCAGTGATAAAAGCCGTGATAGTTGACAGCGATCATGATTGCATCACGAGGCACGCGCTTGATGTCTTCCACCAGGCTGGGTCCACCGCCAAGAATGGCAGCAGGTTTTCCAGCATGTTTGTCGCGAAAGCTGGATAACTTAATCATTGCGTTTCCTGCTTATCTCGCAAATCTTCAATCTCTTTCTTTAGTTCCGCGATCAGCTTGTCGCGATCTGTCATTTGCCGGTCACGGTCCAAAAGTTGAGCTCTCAGCACAGCAATCTCGAGGGATTGCTGGAAGTTTTTATCCTTCAATTCATCCACACGCTTTTCGAGACCTTCGATCTTTTGGTTCACGCTGCGTGTTTGTTCGCTCGATTTCGAGAACAGGTATTCAAGAACCTTGAGCATAACGGGCGAAACAATAGCAGTAATGATGACGGCAGTTAGATCAGTCATTTGGTTTCAATCCCTCTAAATAAGATTTTATTTTTCCAGCGGCTGCATTGAAACCTTCTTCATACCGGTCCACAGAAGGTTTAGCAGGGGTTGTCACTGGAGATACCGCAACCGTTTCCGCAGCAACAAGCACGGCATTTACCTGGTTGTTGTATTTGAGAGCGGAGTATTCTTCACGTAGACTCCAAAGCCGCACCCATTGCTCATTCCCCCAGTCCTCAAAGACTTGCATCACGTTGACCACGTCCTTCAAGAACAAGTTGTGAACGCTCTCGCTGATCACACTGGGCTTCGAGCGCACCCGCAACCCTTTGACGCTGGTCACTTGGATGGCATTGACCGGTGCGGGAAAATAACGCTGCATGAGATAGGGGATCGGGTCCACGCAGTAGCCGCGTGATGTGCGAATAGAGCCTGGTACAGGATCGCGCAGGATGACTTCAAAATGCAGATGCGTGCCACCACTAGCGCCGCGATTCTTGTCTTCGATATTGCCACCCATTGTGCCGATCTGCTGACCGGTCTCAACACGCTCCCCTGCATTGATCATCACCTTTTGAAGATGTGCATAAAGTGTTTGATATTGACCGCCTTCATGCTCGATGACGACTCTGCGACCATATCCGCCTTGTTCGGACCATCCTGCATACGTGACCAATCCCTCATAGGCAGCATAAATCGGCGCGCCCGGTTGACCGCTGACAACGCCGATATCAATGCCCATGTGCTTTCCATCAGTCTTGCCATACATCTTGAAGTTGATGTTCGCAAATTTCTGGAAGACGTAAGCGGTGGGTGTGGTTGGGTAGGTAGGTAATTGACTCATAGGTAATAAAAAAGCCGCCCAGCAAATCTCTTTCGAGATTTTGCTGGGCGGCTATCAGTCCAGTGGTGCTTTTTTGTCAGGGACCAGCCCCGACTGCCATATATTCAATTCTGAATTTCTGTTCTAATTATAGTCGTCCGGCCTGAATTGTCAACAGTATTAAATGACAAACACCAGGGTGAGGGGGGCACCCTAGTGCTTGTCGATGTTTATTTTAGAATATACGTTCTATTTTGTCAAGACCCTATTTTTTGTATTCACCAGTACTGTGCAGCCGGTCGCGTATGTCGTTTAGTTCCACCACCATCTGGTTCAGGTCACCTACATGCCCCCAGTTGTGGCCGCCTTGGCTGCTGGCGTTGCGGTCGTGCTTTTCCATCCCTGCTGCGATCTGTGCGAGCAGTTTTTTGATCTCTGCCTGTTTCTCTTCATATGCTTCCAGTGCTGTTTGTGTGTTCATGTTGATCTCCATGCCCCTATTACGCCGCCGAAGCCCGGGGAAGTCAAGGAATTACATGCCCCAATCTTCAGAGAGAACGCCGTTCAGATCGTTGACCGGATTGCGCAGCGCCAGGTCGAGCGCCATGATGAGCGCTACTGTACCATCGATCTTGTCGCGACTCTTTTCTTTGTCTGGTTTCATATTTCCTGCAGGGTCCAAATGTGCGATGAGGTTATCCATCATCCACGTAAGTACTGGGTGATTTCCGTGGCGGATCTTGCCACTTAGGATGAGGCGTTCGAGTTCCTTCATGGGTGGATTCATACTGCGATAGCCTTGCCCGAACTCCACCATCTTCATGCCCATCTTCTCCAACGTTTGGGTGACGCTGGATGCGCCCCACCGGTCAAAGGCGACTTGCTTGATCATGAAGTTGCTGGCATCTTCCGTCAGTCGCGCATAAATAAAATCGTGGTCGATATGGTTGCCAGGTGTGGTTTCGATGTATCCTTCTTTTGCCCATTGCTTGATCATCCTGGCATCGTCCGAAGAGCGGTAATTTGGCACCACATCGAGTGTATCCTCGGGTATCCAAAAACGACAGACAATGTCAAAGTACTCATCCGGTGCAGGGAATGCCATCACGAATGCTGTAATATCTGAAACGCTCGATAGATCAAGACCGCCAAATGACGCCCGCTTTTTTAGCTTGATTGGTTTTTCAAGTGCAGGAATGGGATCATTCTTTCCACATTTGCGCCACTGTTCCATGTTCGTCCACTTGACGGCGCCTGTCACCCAAACGTTGAGTTCGCGGCGCAGGAAGTTATTGAGCGCAGCAGCCATCTGTGAAGCTCGCTGGGCTTTCATGCGCAGGTCTTCGAGGGATTTGGATACTCCGAGGTTGGGGTTGGCTTTGATCCACAATGACTCGTCCTGCCAATTATCCCTATCCTCATCGTCTAGTGAATAGATCAAGCCGAACCATGTGTCATCAATATAGCTGCCATCCTTCCAACCCTGAAGAACCTTGCGGGTGTATTCATGCTTTTCGTAACAGACGCTCTTGCGGTTCTCGCCCGCCGTGGTGATCATTTCAATCATCGGCTGTTCACGGGCACCAGTAGCAGTTTCAAGTAATTCGAGTGTATCGCGGTTTTTATGGGCATGGAGTTCGTCGATAATAGCGCCATGCACGTTCAAACCATCCATGCTATCCGAGTCACCACCCAGCGGCTCGTATTTACTGGCCGTATCTTCGAGGCTGAGATTGTCTTTATAAATTTTGATGTATTTTTTCAGGGTCTTGTTCTTGCGCACCATGCGTATGGCTTCCTGATGCACAATGCGGGCCTGGTCTCGCTTGGTAGCTGCGCTGTAGACTTCGGCGCCGGGTTCGCCATCTGCAAAAGCCAAATACAAACCATCACTTGCACCATCGGTACTCTTGCCATTTTTACGTGCAACTTCGATATAAGCAGATCGGAAGCGGCGCGTGCCATCCTCCCGCATCCAGCCATACATACACCAGGTGCGGAATTGCTGCCACGGTTCAAGGATAAGATTTTCGCCCGCCCATTTCCCCTTTGAGTGCTTCAGCATGCCCTTGAATTGCAGGACACGCTCTGCAGCTTCTACGTCAAAATATAGCCCGCGTTCATGCCCATGTTCCAGGTCGTGAAAGTGGCGTTCACAGGCAAGCCTCACCCATTTGCAGGCTACGATCTTGCCATCGATGACATCCCGTGCGTATTGTTCGGCGGGGTGAAGATGTACCTTCCGTGGTCGTGCCATTTCACCGCTTGGTTCCTTTTTCTCTGGTACGCATTAGCATGCCTTTCATTTCGTCTTCCTCGGTTGGCATCTCAACTTTCAATCGGGATCTGCTCGATGGCGTCATGCCAAACTCTGCAGAGATGCGCAGCATTCTATCCATTGCGCTGGTCTTGATACCCGTCCACGGGTTTTGGTAGGCGTTGCCTTTATCCGAGAACAAGACTTCACCCTCTTTTTCGACTTCATCACATGCTTTGATGTAATCGCCCCATGCTTGGCAATACGTGATTAGCACGGCACGGTCTATCGCCGTGATCATTCGGAGTTTTTTCAGTTCTTCCGTAATGCGATACCACTCTTCCAGAGCGGGTCCATCCAGATGATCGGGAGCTGCAGGAATGACGACATCTGGCTTTGGTTCCTGTTCGTTGATCTTTCGTTTCCCAGGATTACCTGCTAATTTTTTTGTTTCGGTTGGTTTCGGTTTTCTGCCCCTTGTTGTCACAGTACCTCCAATACTGGCTGCTGCCCTGTCATTTGGGTCCAGCGTTCCAGCCCCACGGCGATATATTTCGGGTCGTTGTCCATTGCGTAGCAGACTCTACTTGTGCGTTCGCAGGCTGCCAGTGTGGTGCCTGAGCCTGAGAAAAGGTCGAGGACTATATCCCCAGGCTTGGATGAGTTGAGAAGCGAACGCTCCACCAGTTCCACTGGCTTCATGGTCGGATGCTCTGCGCTCTTGCGCGGTCGGTCGATCATCCATACATCGGATTGCTTGCGGTCGGGGACCTCGCAGACTCTTGGCGCGTCGTTCTTCCAGCCATACCAGATGGGTTCGTACTGGGCGTGATAATCCTTGCGTGACAAGACCATTTGGTCTTTGACCCATACGATGGTGCTCGACCAGTGAAAGCCGATCTTGCGCAGCTCGCTATCGATCAGCGGCCACTCTTCACCGCCCATGACGGCATACAGAATGGCGCCGGGTACGCTGAAGCGCCAGAGTTGTGTGACGAAGAGTTCGACGAAGATGGCGAATTTTTCACCGAGGTTGTCGTTGTTGATCGTGCGTTTTTTGTAGGTGGGATGCTCGCCGCCACCATAGTTCACATTCCACGGTGCGTCGGTCCAGATCAACTTTGCCAGTTCACCGGCCATGAGCCGCTCGACGTCGCCACGCTGGGTGGAATCGCCGCACATGAGGCGATGCTTGCCAAGTTGGTACACCTGCCCGGGCTGCACCTGCCACTTGGCTTGCAGCTCCTCGGCTTTGTCTGGTTGCCCTCCCGGGTCATCCACGGTTGCCTGGGGTGCCTCTGTTGCTGTAGAAACGCCTACCAGGTCGTCCAAGTCTGCGGGGGTAAAACCGGTGAAGAGGTCGCCGGTGGTCTGGGTGATCTCGCGCAGCACATCCACGTCCCATTCGCTAAGGTCGCCCAAGCGGTTATCGGCAATGCCAAAGCTCGCCGCAGTGGCGGGGTCATCCTCGACGAAGACCACGGCAATATGACTCCAGCCGAGTTCCTTGGCAGCGCGATAAGTGCCGTTGCCTGCTTCGATCTTGTTGTTCTGCAGGCGGTTGACCACGATGGGCTTGCGCTGCCCGTAGGCTTGTAGGGATGCTTGAATGCCTGCCACGTCATGACCAATGCGGGCATTGGCGGGATCTTCGTGCAGGTCAGCGATCGGCACGGCAAGCGGTCGCAGGGATTCGGCGATATGAGAGTGTTCGGTCATAACAACTCCGGCATGTTGCCAGTCATGACATGCCAGCGTTCCAAACTGGCAGCCAAATAAGCAGGGTCAATCTCGTTTGCAAGGCATTCACGGTTCAGCACTTCGCAGGCGATCAGCGTCGTGCCGGATCCACTGAACGGTTCGAAGACTGTCTCACCTGGCTTGGTGTAAAGCAGGATGTGCCGCGCTGGGATCTCCAACGGGAATGCAGCGATGTGGCCATTCGCACCGGCAGTGCCTTTGATGTCATCCCAGTACGAACGCAGCGCCCACTTCTGACCAGTGCGTTCCTGTCCACGACTCTTGCCGTGGCGGCTATAAAAGGTTTCGAGCAGGTTCACATCCTGCTCATTGAGCACGTCGTCGAAGTGGATCTCTTCGCCATCATCATGTTCGAACGTGCCGAAGAACTCACTGTGCTGGTCGATCAGATCAGTCTTTGGAGATACGGATGCAAGCTGTCCTTCCTTCAGCCAGTGGCGCACATGGCGCAAGTTCCAGCCGAGAGGATAGAGCGCGTTCATCCACTTGTCGATCAGCAGCAGCACCTGCCGCTTTTTCTTTTTATCGAAGGCGGTCGTGAAGCCAGTGCTGGTATTGATCACGATGCGAGACTCATCCACGCGGGTGACCTTGGCCATGATGGCAGTTACGCGACCGATAAACTCATCGATCTCCGCTTCACTCTTTTCACGTTCGTATTCCTTGCCTACCCAATAAGGCGGTGACGTTACGGTCAGCGCTGCAGCTCCCACCCAGCCGAGGCCTTCGATATCAAGTTGAGTGGAATCTCCGCAGTGCAGGATGTGCCTGCCCACTGCCCAAGTTTGCCCTGGTGCAGTTCCCCATTTTTCCTGCAGCTCTTTCAGCTTGTTATCGTCTTCATCTTGCGGACCTGGATCCACCATCAAACCACCGCCACGTTCACCGAGCACATCGCGGATCTCACCTTCAGTAAAGCCGGTGAATAATTCTTCGATGGTGGGCATCAATGCGCCGAGTGCATCCAAGTCCCACGTGCTCATGTCACCAAGTCGATTGTCGGCAATACCATAGGCTGCCGCGGTTGCTGGATCATCGTCCACATATAAAACAGCAATATGACTCCAGCCCAGTTTCTTGGCTGCGAGCCATGTCCCATTGCCTGCTTCGATCTTGCCCTGTTGCAGGCGGTTAGCAATGATTGGCTTGCGTTGACCGTATGCCTTGAGCGATGCCGCGATGCGGTCCAAGGCGTGACCTGTCCGCGCATTGGCAGGGTCCACGTGCAGTTCGTCGATCGGAACTGCCAGGACTCTTAGCCCTTCAGCAATACAGTTGAGTTCATCTGTCATCTTGATACACTCACTCGCTGTCCAAACAGCATCTTTTCAAGTTCACGATCTGGGTCGACCATGTCCGCTTTGACGCGGGACCTGCTCGATGGCGTCATGCCGAACTCGGCGCCCAGTTTGTTGAGTTGGTCAAGCGCGCGATTTGCAATCGAGAGGTAGGGATTCTGGATGATATTCCCTGCCGCAGTTTTGATAATCTCGCCTTTGTCGCGGACCATCCGCTCTGCCTTGACCCATCGCACGTAGATCGTGCAATACATTGCGAGCGCATCCTTGTCGATGGTGGTTACCAGTCCAAGTGGATGCAGCTCGCGCACCGTTATCTTCCATTTTTCTTTTTCGTCATCACTCAAATGATCCGGTGGTTTTGGCAATACGACTCTTGGCTTGGGTTCAGCGCGATTGAGCGCACGCTTCCCAGGATTGCCAGCCAGCATCTTGAGCGCAGTGGGTTTTGGCTTCCGTCCTTGCATTCATCCGCCTATACCCCCCCCTGCCTAATTTCGCGGGTACACGCGCATGACTGCCCCGCCGGTCTCCGCCCCCAAGTCAAAACTTTCTTAGCCCCTACCCCTTCCCCTGTTGCGACTGCCATCGTGTGCAGTCTTATAGTTGTGGCATGCGCCACAGAGTGATTGGTAGTTGCTTGCATCGTCTCTGCCTCCAGATTTGAGAGGGATGATGTGGTCAACGATGCGCATTGGCACACGTCGACCTGGGTGAAAGCCGAACGGGTCGGCACAGTGTGGATGTGACTTTGACCATTCATCGCGCTTAGCTTTCCAAGCGCGACCATAGCCACGTGCAGCAGCTGAGGGACGTGGTGTCTCTCGTATGCGCCTGTCACGTTGACGAGGGTGACGTGGACAGTCACCCCCGTCATATATCAACTCAGGGCATCCAGCCACATGGCATGGACGTGGTGGTTTCCTAGGCAAGGATAGGCTTTGCCTTGTTGCTGAACACCTTCACACCAAGACCATAAGCATTGAACTGATGCACACGTTTGGTGCCTGCGATCTGCACGATGTAGCCGAAGATAAGTGTGAGGAACTTGGCGATATCGACCAGTTGAGCATCCAGTGCAGCGAAGTCGAACAAGGGATTTACCGCCAAAGTCACAGCGATGAATGCCAAACCGAGCAGGTTAAGTGCAGCAGACCATTTGCCTGCGGTGCCATCATTGATCACACCTGCCCACTTGAGCACATCCACGCCCAAGCTGATGAGCAGCTGCAGGCCAAACATGGCACCTGCAATGGTCAACACCATTTCAAGATCAACGCCAAACAGCAAAAGCACGGCAGAAAATACAGCAATCAAGCCCAGATTCCAGCCGAGTGCAAAAAGGGCATTTTCAAGATTGAACTTCATACGAACATCTCCTTATGATTTGACTGTGGAAACAAAAACGCCCGAAGACTCAATTGAGTCTTCGGGCGCATCATTTCCGAATGGGTGTCCCGGTACCTGACCAGGACTGCAAAAGTTTATTTAGTTGTTGTGCCTCCTTTCAGATTTTATTATACAACAGACTCCTTCGCGTATCTCTGCATAAGCTGTTGAAACGCTGCCTTCCCAATCTCCCAACGCTCTGACCTGGTGCAGTCGGCAAACCTGCACCTGATCATCCGCGCATCTCCCACAATGTGGACGATGATGCTCGGCTTGAGCGGTGGGACCTCAGCAGCGCTAACTGGAATCTCGTACAGTGCCAGAGCCGTCACCCGTCGCCCCTCATCGGTGACGTAGCGCAACTCACCGAGAATGTGACTCTGCGGGTACTTGTAAAGGTCTTTGTATTCCACGCACTGACCTGTGCAAAGAAAAAACCTGCGCTCATTTGCTGGCATAGTTCAGTCCTGTGGTGCTGGTGTCGGTTCAACATCTTTATCGTATTCAGGTAACGAGACGTTATCCTTAAATCGTTTGACCGCCTCATCCAAGTACGGGTGACGGCTTGAATAATGGCCAACCCGTTCCCGACGGTGAAATATCAATCTAATATGCTGACGTGCAACTGCATCAAGAGACACACGAATAGCAGTATGGTGAGCAAGAAACACTAAGCGGGTCAGGTCGTCGAAGTCAGTCGTTGAAAAGTCTTTATAACCAATAGTGATTTCAACCCAATGTGGATTGCTCCAATCAACTTTGCTCAAGGACTTAGGCGATATGTGATAGATGCCATAAAACAATTCACCCAAAAGGTCAGCAACATCTTTGCCTAACTGGGACATTTGCTGTCCCTTGGCATGAATATTTCCTTGAACCCATTCACTTCCAGAATATTTAGCCATGTTCTATGCCTCCAAAGATACAGGTTGAACCATGTCGGCTCCGCAGCCAGGACACAGCAAATGCAATTGATCATCACCGCTCCAACGGCGCAGTTCATGTTTTCCAATCCAATCTTCACAAATACCGCACCATCGATCACCCGCATCAAGGTGATTTCGGCGGTCAGCCTCTTCGAAGTCAGGTAAACCTTCAGAACTGTGCAACCAGTCTTGATGTCTCCACTCACCTGCTACTGTTTCCACAGAAACGCTGATCACTGTCTGGTCGGCACCACTTGCCACATCCACACCCACAAAATATTGATTCTCCTTCGCCGTCTCCATGCGTCGCTTCGCATCCTCGAGCCCTGCCACCCGCCCAGCTGCAGACAGGTCGGCAAGTACCTGCCACCACGCGGTCTGATCAAACACCGCCGCAGACTCCAACTGCATGATCCGCTCGCGGACATCATCGATATTGCTCACCACTTGTGTCATGATTGGCTCCTTGACCCCAGCAAGGGTCGCATGTCTTTATCGTTGTTCTCCACCACCATGAACTGGCTCAGGCGGCTGATCACCCAGGGCAGGTCAATTGCCTCGAAGGGTCCATTCCAAGCCACGACCGTGCCAACCACATGGCTCTGTCGGTAGCGGACATCAAACAAATGCGTCTGTACCTCTCGGGCGTATTCAGTCACGCGGGCCTTGTCCATCTCATCGATCACCAGCACCTCAACCTGCGCCAGTTTCGTGATGCGCCCATAATCACTGTCACCCTGCTGCACACTGTCAAATGCTTCACGGGCGTATGCCATGACCTCGCTCATGGTCGTATATCGTGCCGAGATACCCTTATCCACACAAGCATTGACAATCGCCTTCAGCAGGGTCGTTTTGCCGTTGCCATACTCGCCGTGGATCGTCAGGAAACCAGCGCACTCTTTCAGGAAATCCTCCGCTGCCTGCACCATCCGTGCCGCGCCTGGTCGTCCATCGGTCTCCAGATCGGCGAACGTGATCATGCGCTCTTTTGGGTTGAGCCCTGTTGCTGATGCCACCGCATCCTTGTTGCAGATCGGGCACGGCAGCACCTTTCCGAACATCGGGTGACCGATTGAAACGTTGTACCGAAAATAGCGAGCGCCGCCGCACTCAGGACACTTTGCCATGCTGCCTCGCCCTGACCCGCTCTGCTGCGGCGCGGTCGGCGTCGCTGTAGGCGGGAGCTCCTGCCTGCGTCGATCCTTTGGGTTTTGTGCCTGCTGAATTGCCTGTCCGATTGTTGCCATGTTTAGCCTCCAGTTTGTTGAGTGACGGTCGTTTGCCTTTTGACTTGCAGTTTTTCAAGATCGCCAGCACATACTTCCAGTTGCGAGCGTTGGACTCCACCGCGATGCTGATCGCCTCGGGGATCCAGTCTGGCGGATACTCTGTGCATGCGTCACGGATCGCATCAGCGATCAGCGGCGTGAGTGCGCCAATCTCCTGCTCGTAGAACTTCGCAACCTTGGCGAAGTCGGCGCCTTTAACAACAAGATCTAATGACGGGTTGTTTGTTTGGGTGACACTAGTGTCACCCGATTCCGTGTCACCCGATTCCCTGTCACCCCCGTCAGCCTGACGGGGTGACAGCCTGTCACCCGAATCCGCTGCTTCTGGTTGTTCAGGTGGGGGTGACACAGTGACACCCCCCTTGACTGCCAGCCTCACCGAGCCATCCTCATTGCTTTGAAGTGGGAAGTCATACCGATTTGTGCCGCGCGGACCCTTGCCATTTGGGATCAGCATGCCGATATCTTCCAGCACTCGCAGATAACGCTGCACAGTGCGTGATGACAAGCCTGTGATCCCTGCCACTGTCTCTACTGCTGGGTAGGCATGCGTGCCATCCTCCCAGGCATGGTCGGCATACACCGTGGCGATGAACTTCGCGTCACTGTTGAACTTTTCAGTGATTGGGTGCCGTAATACCAGACCGACGATCAATCCACTCATCGCTCACCGCCTCGCTCAATCTTCGCTGGCGTCGCTGACAGGTCAACAGGTATTGCTTTCCCCGCTGCTTTGAAGGCTTTGAATTTCTCGCATGTGCGAGCGTGACCGCTGTATTCGTATCGGTTCGTTGTGGTCATTTCGCCGCAAACGCACCGATAAATCTTCGCTTCATTCGCTCCAGCGACGGTCACTGTCGCTGATTTCTTCGCTGAGCGACCTTTGAGTGTCGCTGGTGGTCGCTTAGCGACGCTGCCAGCGTCGCTGACCGTCGCTGGTTTGGTCGCTGAGCGTCGCTCACCATCGCTGGCAGCGAAACCACCGACCGTGATAGCGATATCTGGAGCGACCGCGCCAACCCCCGCCATGATCCCGATGAAGATCGGGTGGAATGGCAGTGTCTTTGTCCATAAGATATACAGTGCAGGTGCCACCATCAGGGCTGAGAAAAGCAGCAGGACATAAAAGCCCACCTGTGAGTAAGCGTTCTGCTTCATCGCCAGTGTCAACTTTTTCAAGGCGCGTGAGCGTGCCTGCTCATCCTTCTTGTCTGCTTTCTTCGATGCCTTCGGCAATAACTCTTTGAGTGACGCGAAGGTTGCAGAAATGCCTGGCAGCTGCACTGCTGTTTGGGCTACGATCACATTCAGGATGGCTCCCAATATCAGCCCGCCAAAGTTCACGCTCATAAAATGCCAGCCGTCAGGATCGTACACATGGAACGCCCTGCCCATGTGATATGCCTGAAATGCTGCGGCGCCATACACCAACCAACGCCCGATCTCAAAGCCTGGTCTTTCTGTTTTATCCGTTGTCATAAAGGTCTCCTTTTCGGGGCGACATTACGCCGCTGCAGCCCGAATAAGTCAAGCTGAAAGTGCTACTACTACTACTCTCTATGCCATTTCAGCCGCAAAATCGCCTATTTTGGGCTCTTCCTGGGCTG